ACACTTGGGAATTTGCAGGTTCTGGTACTACCTACAATGCACTACCAGAAAACGGCGGTACTAAGATCGAAGCATTTGAGCAGGTATCACAAAACTATGGTCGTGTTTACTGCTCTGGTACTGATGAACTGGGTGACTTTAAGGTTGGTACATTTGCTCAGATTGAAAACAGAACTGGTAATATTACCTTTACGGGTACGGTTACGATCTCTGAAGTTGAATTCTTGAAACTGAGAGGTGGTGACGTTATCGTTACTGGTTTCGACGCATCTGATAGTCTTGGTGGTGCTAACGCAAGTAACTCTAAACTACCAACTCAGGCAGCGGTCAGAAACTTTATCATCAACAACCTGGGTCCATACCTCAACAAACCATATTCCACTAACCCAGTTCCTAGAGCACTGGTTGAACTTACTGATAGCGGTAAGATTAACATTGACCAGATCCCAGCACTGAGACCATTTAACGTCTATACGGTTGCCGATCAAACAGAAAGAACTTCTATTGAAGGAGCACTTGCTGGTGACATTGCTATTCAACAGGACATCAGTGGTTCGTTCATTCTCAACAACGATAACGACAGTCTGTTCCTAGGATTTGGTGTTGATCCAACTATCCAGTTTACTCTTGGTGATGTATTCATTGGTGATGTATCTGGTGGTCGTTTGCAAGCAACAGAATATAGACAGGGTGTTGTCTATCAGATTATTGTTACTGATGCTGGTTCTGGTTACATTACAGCACCAACAGTCAACATCTCTGGTGGTGGTCCACAAGCAGGTGCTGTTGGAGCACAAGCTACTGCACAAATTGCAGGTGGTCAAGTTGTTTCTGTTACCATCCTTACTGCTAACGGATATAAGGGTGGTGTCGGATACACCACTGCTCCTACGGTTACCTTCTCTGGTGGTCTAGGTGCAAACGGTGTCGCCGCACAAGCAGATGCTAACATTGAAAGCAGACTGTATGGCGACATTGTTAATAACATCAAGATGCTTGAGACTGATGCTATTAACAGTAGTGATACTGTACCAGTTGAAGTTGATGTTGACCGTGTTGTTAACACATCTTCTTCTGATATCAACAACTGGGTATCTCTTGCATCCACGAGTTTCTCTGCTGATCAGATTGTTTCTGGTATCATTTCTACCGCAAGATTGGCAAGCAATGATACCGCTGCAAACTCTTTCACTTTCCTAAGAGGTGACCAGTCTTACGCAGAAACAGTACAATCTATCAAGGGTGCAGAGACCAGATACTTCTATGCTCTTGGAACAGGTGCTGCTATCAACGCAACCACACTTGTATTTGATGACAATGGTGACATGTTGGTTGGTCACACTCTTGCTACTGGTAATGGTATCCAAGCAGGAACAACGATTGATAGTGTATCTACCGATGATACAACAACAACAATTACAATTGATCAACCACTAACTGCTGCTATTCCTGCAGGAACTCTACTAGAATTCAGCAGAGGTTCTTCACCACTAATTTTTGACGCATCACTACAGAGATCTGAGTTTATTGATCAGGTTATCATCCTCAATGGTGGTAGTGGATATGCTTCTGATCTTGGTGGCAACAACGTATTCTTTGACGTTGGTCTAGATGGTGGTAATGGTACAGGTCTGAAGGCAAATATCAGAGTTGATAATGGCGTAGTCACTAAAGTAACTGTTACTTCTCCTGGTTCTGGTTACGATACAGACTTTACGATTTCTCAAGATCCACCAGAAATTGGAAATGGTAGCAACCTACAACTAGTAGCAAAGAGATCTACTGTTGCTAAACAGTTCGCAAACGTTTCTATTGACGTTGCTAGAGCAGGTGGAGATGGTTCCACAGGTTCTATCGATGAATATGGAACTGTTGGTGTTGTTAGAATGCGTAAATCTCAGTTCCAAGTTGGTAACGACGGAAATGGATCTGTTACTCTCAGAACTGGTGCTGGATCTGGTCTTGTTGCAGAATTCTTGGGATCTCCTGGAAGAGACGGTGCTTTCTATCAAAATGCTAGCAACCTACTCACAGGTCTAGTTGATCCTAACTTGCTAACAGGACAATACACAATTGATATTATTGGTAATGCATCATCGGCATCTCTAATCAGCTCTGACACCAGTGCTGATGCACAAAACTCTGCTCCTAACCTGTATCAAGCAGGTATGACGTTGGAGAATAAATTCAACAACGTTACTAATCTATATCAAGAGTGGCCAGAGGTAGGACTACAAAACGCTAGTACAGGTAATGCTGGTAAGCACGCTCTCCTAACTATCAGACCTGGAGGTATTGACCTTGATACTCAATATGGTGGTATCAAGCAACTTGCGTTCCCAGATACTGGTAATAGTGAGAGAACCAACCTGTACATGCGTGGTACTGGTTTTGGTGTATCACAGTTTGGTGATTGGAACAAAATTTGGACATCTGGTAACGATGCTTCTACTGGAAGACCTGAGGGACCAGATGCTTACAGACTTAAGAATAAGACTTCTGACTGGTATAGAAATGCTGTTCATACCAATACGGGTGAATTCTTTGATAGCAGACTTCCTGAGTTCATGTCTGAAAAGGCATTCGATACAAAGATTGAAATCAAAGAACCACTAGCACAATCTGGTAACTCTCTACTATCAGGTAAGAAAGCATATCAAATTCTATTTGATGGTGTTCTTCTAAACGATTCTCAATATGGTGGTATCTTTGATAGTGGTAATCAAGTCAACATCTATGATGTTACTGGTGCTCAAGCATTGGGCACAATGTACATTACCGATAGAGATCCACAAGAAGATACACAAGATGCATCCAACAACTTTACAATTCTAACTGCGGTTCTGCTAACTGGTGGATTTGCAAACTCCTATCAGTTGGGTCTTGCAAATTCTAATGCGATCACCAAGTATGCTGCTTGGACTGACTTCGCTCTTGCAGATAGCAACACATACACTGCTGCAAGTCTTGAAGTTGATTCTGGTACAGCAAACCTGAGACTTGGTAGAAAAATTGCTGCTAATACAGGTACATCTCCTGGTATCTACTTCAGTTCTTCTCAGCAGTTTGCTCCTAACTACAACTCTGCAATTGTTGCTTCTGGTGGTACTGCTGCTGATGGTAGTGGTTCTTTGAACATTCTCGTCGGTAGTAACAACGCATTTACTATTAACAACAGTCCTGCGTGGCATGAAGGAAACACAGTATTCACTTCTACTAATGGTTTTACAGTTTATGATGGTCAAGGAAATCCAAGCATCAGAAACGCTGTCATGCGTGATGCAACTGGAAGCTTTGAAGCACATGATATCACATTAGTTGCTGATGGCAATGGTGTTCCTGGTCAGGTCATTGGTGCTGCATCTCTAAACGTTCTAAAAGCTGGCGACAGCATGACTGGAACGTTGAATATCCTCAACTCTGGTGGTCCTGGAGATCCTACTTCTAACCTCTATGTTGAGGGTACACTAACAGTTCAGAGAGAAGTTGCATTTGCTCGCAACCTCAACGTTGACGGTAACGTATTTACTGTTGACTATGTTAATGACAGAGTTGGTGTTGGCGTTGCACAAGCATCCGCGAAGAGACCATTCCATGTTGCATATGCTTCTACAGCAACTGATGTAACTACTGATGTAGTTGGAATGGCAGCAGGAACTTCTGCTGGTGCTCTAATTCAGAATACTAACAGCAGTGCAAGTACATTTGCTGCTCTAGACTTCCGTGCTGAGAGTGCAGACGGTAGAATTGCATATAAGAAGGACATTAGTGGTAGTGATCAAGGATCGTTCTACTTTGTTGCAGAAGCTCCAGCAGCAACTGCTAACAATGTATTGATCATCAAAGGAACTGGTCAGTTAATTCCTAAGCAAGATGGTTATGGTGAACTAGGAACTTCATCAGTCAGATGGGATAAACTCCACGCTGATGAAGTACATGCTACTGAGTACATGGCGGTCAATAGAGGCACTAGCAATACTGGTGCTAATATCTTCTTACAAGGTGCAACTGGCGGATCTTACGCTGGTGGTCATCTGTCTAACTTCCGTCTCAGCAACCAAGTTATTGCAGATGACGTATTTGCAATCAATGCAACTGACGGTTCTGGTGCTGCTACTTATCAAGCAACACCAGCTCTTGCAATCAAGGGTACAACCAACAGAGTTGCAATCAACACTTCTAATTTCTCTGGTGTTGATACAACTGATGGTGCAAATATCACTAGAGACTATCAACTCAATGTTCAGGGTGATGTTAACTTCAACGGTCAACTCTTCCAGAACAATGCCGAGTTCGTAACTTCCAGATGGACTGAAGCAACTAACGGCAATGACATCTACAGACTATCGAAGGTTGGTATCAATGGTGCTGACCCACAATACGAACTAGAGGTCACTGGTGATATCAATGTCACTGGAAAACTACGTGCCAACGGTGCTGCTCAGTGGTTGGATACTTATGGTGTTATCAAGAGTAATCCAAACTCTCTCAATGAGAACATCACAGTTCCAGCAAATACCAACGCATTTGCTTGCGGTGATCTAGAAATTGCTAACGGGGTAACCGTAACGGTCGGAAACTCAAGCACCTTCGTGATCATCTAAATATATCATACACAGAGACTTTTATCACAATGAGTATTTTACGTGTGCAAGAACTAAGGGGTCTTGCAGATGATGATATCCATCTCTATAATGGCAATACCCTAGATACCACACCAGGAAGATTGAAGGTCAATCATTGGACTAGTTCCAACAGACCTTCAAACCCTGCTGAGGGTACTGTAGGTATTAACGATGAGGGATGGGTAGACTTTTACTACAATGGTGCCTGGGCAGAGATTGGCAAGGGCGGTGGTCAAAATATTATTGAGCGTGGTGACCCTGGTTCTAGTGATCCCCTAGTTCTACTTGAGAATTTTAATGATGTTCACTACTATTTCAGTAGTAACAACAACATGTATATGAGAACCCAACTTGTACCTAATGCTGTGTATGAGATGTGGTATACATCTTCGGGTGGTAGTTCTAACATTGACTTGTACCTACACCCAAATGGTTCTACCTATGGTGGTGAATTTAGAGCACACTATAGAGCAACCGATGGTTCTGCAAACTTCAATAGAACTGACCAGACACTAAATCATTTCTATCTCGACCACTTCTTTGGTGGATCTGGTTCTGAACCCGCTGGTAAAGTTTGGTTTACTACTGGTCCAACTAACAAGTATTTCTACTATGTTGGTAGTGATACTTCTTCTCTTGTTATTGGTTATAACCGTTGGACTAACAACAGTAGAAACTGGGATTGGATTGGATATCATGCATTTAACGGCAACAACAAACGTTTCTGGGTAAGGAGAGTAGGCTGATGAAATTATACGCATGGATCGATGATGGTGCTGTTGTCACTACGCAAGTTTTAGAGTATGCTCCTACTGGTGCTCAAGAATATAATGTTCTCTACGAAGATCAACTAGTAATTGATGAAGGTAGAATTATCGTTGATTATGAACAAAAAAGTAGTGTAGTAACTGCAAAGCAATCAGGAACAGATCTTAGATCTGAAGGTATCCTAAAAGCAAGTATCGAAAGTCACATTATTGACAAAGAGTTTGTTTCAGCAGGATTGAAAGAAGAAACGTCTCTAACAGAAGAGCAGTATTTAGAGTTGCTAACCGAGTACAAAGAGGTTGTTGACCGTCTAAATAATTAATAGTGTAAAGCTGGTAGCAGAATGGCGTCCAAAATTAGGGTAGATAACATTACCAATATAAGTGGTGCTGGATCAATCGATATTGAAGTCGGTGCCAACATTACTGGTGACATTAACTTCACTGGTAGTCTGCTTAGAAATGGTCAGCCATTCGCTTCGCTTCCAGAACAATCACTAGAGACTGCTGGATCACAGTTGTTCTCTGATGGACAAACAGCATACTGGGCATCCCCTACTGCTTCATTTGTAGGTGGTAACCCCAGCGGCACTTCTGCTATGCCTGGCGGTGGTGGTAATACTGGGGATAACGCACCAGGATTTAACGTCAACCTACAAAACCCATCTACTCCTTCCAGTGGATATCTACCATTCTCTGGTCAAGGACAATGGATTGATAATGGTGGCAATACTTACAACGTCACAATCGGTTCTGAATTTAAATACAGAAGTATCTTCACTCATGGTTTCATGTGTGGAGGATATCGTGGTGCAAACCCATGGAGAACTGTCAACCAAACATTCCACGCGACAGACGTTACTATCTGCCGTGGTGACCAGTTAGACAGAGCAGCAACATACGTTGATGGTAACTTCGGTGACTACAACGGTTATGTTTATGGTGGTAACAACAGTTGGGGTAGTAACTCTCCACACACCTCTTCTATTAACCTACACACAGGAACAGGTAGAACTGCTGGTTCATCTCCTGACTACAACCACACTGATAACTATTCTACCACGCCTGATAGTATTGGTGCTACTTGGGACCTTTATGCATCCTGTGATGACCCTGGCGCAGTATCTGGTCAAACCACACAGAGAGGATATGTTACTGGTGGTGGTGACCTAGGTTCTCAGTCTTGGAACAGACTGAACTTTATGTCTGAGATGATGTCTAGAGTTGGTGGTGGTCATGGTAATAACCACGCATCTGCTACTGAAGGAGAAAACAGAGGTTACTCTTACGGAGATACTGGTAATTCCAGATACATTGAATTTGCTACAGAATCTACTGGCAACTGGTCTACTAGTAACATCACTGGTGACGGTTGGAAGAAGTCTCTATCCACCAAGTGGAATATTGGTTACCATGGAAATGGTAATAACAATTCACAGCAGTGGATGAAGTTTACACACAATACTGGAACTAGAATTTCCAACTTCAACCAGACCGATACCAGTTCTGGCGAAGAGAACATGGAGATGGGTCAAGACTGGGGTTACTGCGTAGGTAACTACTCTGGCAGCGGTGGTTCTGGTAACGCACGTCAGAACAACAGAACATTCAAGATCTTCCATGCAAACGATAGTTTCGTTATGTGTGGATTTAAGACAGAACCTAAAGGACACCAAGGTCAATCTTCTGGTACTTGCCATAGTGCCGCATTTACTGTAACCTCTACCAGATATCAGTGATGAAAAAGAAAATCTTTATCGACGAGAAGCCTTGGGATCTCGCATGGAAAGAGAGCATCCCAACAAAAATCCCAACTCAAATGATCACGGATGGTGATCTGGTTATTCCAGAGTATAAACCACAACATCCACTTGAGTTGGAAGTTAAAAAATTTATTAAAGATAAAAGCAAAGTACAGAAAGGCGATGTCCTGATGGGTCTTTGTCAGGAAGATCTTCGTGCCATGGAATTGGTACAGCACGAAACAACTTTCTTTAATGCATTTACTTTCTTCAACATTTCTGTAGTCAGGATGAGAAGAGATACATTTGATACTCTTAAGTCTGGACTAAAAAGATACATCGAGTTTAGTCCAAAAGAACTACATGATGGTATCAATTACCAGGGTGAAATCAGGTCCCACTCAAAGGACTATGAAGGATACATGGATGATAATGGGGAAATCAATTACAAAAAAGTAAAGAACCCCATGACACAATCAAAGATTGACAATGCTTTGAGTTTCATGAAGAAGATGGCAATCCTTGTCATCGAAAGAGAATTTGAACTTCGTTTCAAGAACTTCAAAAACTGCCATGATGTAGAACAAGAATCATGGGCGTATCAAGTTCCAGAAGCAAAACAACTAGTAAAAGATCCTGATGCTTCCACACCATTCCTCAATATTCTAGCAGTAACTAGAGGTATTGATAAGACGGTTCTTGCGAAAAAGGTCATTGAGAACCATGATAAATATGTATTGGAATACGCCGCATTGCTCGGTAAGTATCACGCTATTAAATCTCAATTCAAACATTGTGATAACATGTGGGATATGAACATCCTCTATGAGGATTACTTGAACATTGGAATGCCATTCATTCAAGCAGAGAAAATGGGGCGTTGTGATTCTAATTACAACCGCATTGGGGATGAAGTAAAGTATGGAACCTTCGGATTCTAGTGAACTAGTAGCACTAACCAAAGATAATATTTCAAACGATCAAATTATCCAAGCTGCTATTCACTTGCAGCAAGGACAAACACGTTATCAGAATAACACGTTTGTTGTTGGATCTCAAGTTACGCCGTACAAGAAAGTTCAACAGGCGTTGCTTGAATTGGAAACGAGATATCAAGTTGATGTCGAACTTCATTACAAATACAAACTGTGTTTGAATGATAGGAAAAGACTAGAAAGATCTTTAAAACTCGAACAGTCACTAGAAGTTCCAGATGAACTGGAAATCGAAAGACTGGAGATTGAACTAGAAAGAAAGAATTACGATCTTTCTGTTTACGAAAGAAAGTTTGTCACGGTAGAAAGAGAAATCTCTGAATTCTGTGATATCGTTCGTGAACATATGGACCCAGGTGTCGATATGGAATATTATCGATTGACCCAGGAACATGAAGACAGAAGGTATTGGATTGCTAGAATGGCAAAACAAGCTGCTGTTGATGTACATGCTGTTGGAAGACTAGGCAGTGGTAATCTAGATTCCATTCTTAATATGCCAAAGGAAGACCAGATTGCTGCTATCCGTGGTGCTGTAGAACATGCTACACTACTAACTGCGGGTGTTGAAAAAATGCAGCAGCGTATGCTTCCTGAAGTGAGAAAAATTATGGAAGGAGCATATGATGATGTTGCACTTCCAACTCTACTAGGAGAACAACTATCAAACGAACCATTAAAACTTCCTGAGGTAAAAAATGTCACAAGTGAAAAACTCCGTATTCAGTCTTCCAGTAAATCCAAAGCTTGACAAGATCTTTGTAGATTCTGTTGTCATCCCTTGGTTGATGAAATACAGGGATTATGTTAAGGACTTGTATTTTACCTGCAGAATGCCCCCATTTGAGCAGGATGCAATGGGTGACGTTTTCAATGGAGACACCAGACAACTACTCTATAACGCAATTGTAATTGCCAGAGAAGCAGAGTTGCCTCTGTCAGCAACGTTCAATAATATCTACGTTCGTCCTGACCTTGAGACACTGGATTTGTTCGTACACAACTTCCGTGCTGTCTATGAAATGGGAGTGAAGATTGCTACAATCCCACACACCAGTTGGGTTGCTACTGGTATCTTGCAAAAAGAATTCCCAGAACTGAAAATCAAGAACACAATTCTTAGGAACGTAACTAAAGCGAACGAGATTGTGTCTCTTGCCAAAGCAGGGTTCCACTATATCAACCTCGATAGAGATTTGATGCGAGATAGAAATGCGCTTCTGGAGATCAAGAGAGCGAAGGAATACTGTGCCGAGATTGGTAAACCTGTAGAACTATCCATCCTTGCAAATGAAGGATGTTGGGGTGGTTGCTCTATGATGGATGAGCACTACCATTTCAATAACACCAGAGGAGATCAAGCACCACAATACTTTATGGATCCCATTAGCACAAATTCTTGTTCTAAGTGGGACATTGAAGATAATGCTTCTGCGCTAAAGTCTGCAAACTTGCCACCATGGCGTGAAGATTGGGAAGAGTTTCTTGATCTTGGTATTGATGTTTTCAAAATGCATGGTAGAGAAAACTCTATGCGTTTGAAAGAAAGCATGGATATCATTGAACGCTGGGCAAGAAAAGATGATCTTCTGTTCCCAGAGTTTGATGGGTATATGGATGACCTTGAGGTCAAAGATGCTCCTATCAATCTATGGAGAGAAAAGATCAAAACATGTAAGTTTGATTGTTGGGATTGTCACTACTGTGAAGCAGTAGTAGATTCTTCTCTCAAGAAAAAAGGAGAAACAGATGACATTGAAGAGTATACTCAGCGTTCTATGGATGCGATTGATGATGCTCTGAAAAATAAATCTAAGTTCAGACCAGAAGTATATTCTGCACGAGGTTTGAGTTCTCCTAGAGTAAGGCATTTTCTCAATAATCTTTGTTCTTATGATGATGCTGTATACCTAGAGATGGGTACTTACATGGGCAGTACATTTTTTGCTGCTATCATGGATAACAATATTCCATGTTTTGGTGTAGACGATTTCTCAGAACCAAATTGTCAACCAATGACTAAGAATGTATATTGGACAGAATGTGGCAATCCACTAGAAGAATTCAAAGTAAACTTCGATAAGTATGAGAATGGAGAAACCACTTTCATTGGAGCTCCAATTCAAGACCTTAAAGAAGAAGACTTTGAGGGTAAGAAACCTAATGTCATCTTCTATGATGCTAATCATGATTATGTTGAACAACTCAACAATCTAAATCACGTTCTTCCTTTCTTGGCAGATAAGTTTATCCTAGTTATTGATGATGCAAACTTTGATGGTGTTGTCGAAAGTGCTATTCAGTTTGTATCAGAGAACAAGTTGGACGTTTACTTTGAACGTAAACTTCTAAGTGGTGTCATTGAAAACCCACATCATTGGTGGAATGGCGTTTATGTTATGGTTCTAGAAAAAACTAATGAGAGTTAAATCGAGAATTGTAGATCTGTTTGTTGTACCGATTGGTATCTACACATACCCTAGACACCAGGAATGGAAAGAAACAGTATACAAAATTGTTGATAAGTACAAAGACACTAAGTTTGAAATGCCTTCTGATAAAGGAGGCATTCAACATTTCTTCAATTCATATCATCAGGACGTGTTTCGTGATGTCAACGATCCAGATTTCCAAGAAATCCTAAGAGACTTTGAACAATTTACAAAAGTATGTCTTAGAGATTTTTACGATCAAACATTTGGTACATCTGAATATGATGAGATGTTGATTACAAATAGTTGGATTAACCTCACTAAAAATGGAAATTGGTTAGAACCTCATTACCATGGCAATACTATTCTTGCATGTAATTACTTCGTAAACTTTACCAAGGACCACACACCACTATCGTTTTGTAATCCATTCAAACCCAGTGGAGCATCGCCAACATTTTCTATTGAAACAAAAGACTACACAAGATACACAATACCAAACGTCGAATGTGATGCGAGGGAAGGTGATCTAGTTATATGGCAGGCGGGTATGTATCATGGATTTGATGTGGTGAAATCCGAAGCAAAAGATGCTAGAATAACAATGGCAATGAATGGGTGTCCTGATACAATATCAACAGGTCCATACAGAATTAAAATAGGAGTTTACAATGAAACTAATTGACCCTCAGTTATTTGAGGTAAACCACCCTCAACACTGGGAGGTTGAAGAAAAACATATCGGCAATTTTAAAAATAAGATTGTCATTATTAAAAATTGGTTTGTAAACCCAGAACAGATTAAGTTGTTTGCTAAGTCTGTAGACTTTGTTGACACTACGAAAGGACAAGTTACCAATTTACCTGGATACCTCCATCAAATTGCCAACTACAAAAACCAATTGTATTCTCCTGCAAGATACGCTTGTAAGCATTACTTCTCCGCTAGTGATGATTTGCTGAGACATCCAGAGCAAAGTAGTTTTACTTTGCAGATGTATGATCCTCAGGACAAAGTGAGGTTCTGTCTCTTATACAC